TCTACGACAGGCACGATGTTCCAATGCCCCAAACAGGCGAGGAAATCATTACCCCGCCGGAGCCTGCGCCAATGCAGCCCCCCATGTTTGCCAAAGAGGGAGTTGTGGAAGCTGAACGCGCAGAACCGGGGCCAAGGGACAAACTGCTTAACAACGTCATTGAGGATATTACGGGAGTAAGCGAGGCGTGGCTTGCCCCAGTAAAACCCGCCTTTGTTCAACTGGTGAGCAAAGCAATGGATGACAAGGTTTCGGATGCTGATTTTGAAAGGGCAGTAAACAAGGCGGCAAGTACAATGCCGGAACTGTTTGATAAATTGGACACAAGGGTGTTGCAGGATGCAATGGAGCGCAACATGGGCGCAGCAATGGTTAACGGTGCGGTAAAACGCTTTGAGGCCTCGCCGGATGCTAAACTGGAGGAATCGCCGGTATGATGCAAACCCGTGTAGAACTTCCCTCTGGCATTAACCAGATGCAGCTTACCGAAAAGGAACTAAATGATGTTCTGACTGTTGGTGCTAGGGGCGTTTCCAATTACCTCAGAAAGTTCTATCGTGAGAAAAACGCCAACGAGCCTAACAAGCTAAACCCAAGCAGAAGGACAAACTTTTGGAATAAGGTTGGCAATACTGTTAATAATCCAAAAACAGAGGGGCGGGGCAGAGTGGTTGTGGCAATAAGCAGCCCAATTCTTCCGCACAAAGTTAAGGGCGGGACAATCTCTGCGAAGCGGGTGCAGTACCTTACGATTCCGGTACATCCAGAGGCATACGATAGAAGTGCAAGAAGGTTTGATGACCTTTTCGTTATTAAATCAAAGAAAGGCAATCTGCTTCTTGTTAAGCCAGACAAGCCGAGCGGTAACCCTCCACAAAGAAAATTCAACGCAAAGAAGGAAGCAAAGCGTAAGCTGCCAAATACCACTAGGCCACGCAGGGAGAACAAGCCTTTAGGGTTAAAGGTTCCAGAGCGCGAAACCCCAACCATGCAGGAGGAATCCGGTTTTACGCCTTACTATTTGCTGAAGAAATCAGTCACGCAAAAGCCTTGGCCAAATAGCATCCCAACTGAACAAGAGGTAACTGACGTATTTGTTGATGAAGCAACTTTTTATGCAGACGAATTGATTGAAAGGAAATCCGCTTAATGCCATTGCCAACGCCAAACGGAGAACCAAAGGATGCCTTTATTTCTAGCTGCATGGGAAACGAGGCAATGAAAAATGAATTTCCAAACGAAAAGCAGCGTTATGCTGTTTGCAATAATCAATACATGGCAAAGAATAGAATATACGCAACAGACGGGATTATCCACGCAATCAGTTCGCAGATAACAGGGGATGGATTGCCAGAGGATATTCAATACCTCCCGCCGGGGCAGCATGACATTACGGCAACCAAGAATGGGAAACCGGCAGAGCTAACCCTGACTGTAACTGCTCGCACCGCTGATTTGCTGCAAAAGTCTTTCGACAAGATTACCGCAGGAGACAGGGAACAAATCTTTATCGACTTTAATCATGACGATAAAGAGGCAAGTGCATGGGTAACTGAATTTTATTGGGCAGGGGATGACCCCGAAGCCGGAGGTGTTCGTGCAAAAGTGCAATGGACAAGCAAAGGCGAGGAAGCCTTGGAGGGAAGGAATTACCGTAAATTTTCGCCAACCTTTACCTTGAACAGCAAGGGGGAGATTGACGGAACGACTTTGAATGCGGGTGGTCTTGTAAATCGGCCAGCGTTCAAAGACATAACACCGATTGTTGCCTCGGAAGGCGATAATTACAAAACTGACAGTCAAATGATTGACGAAGAAAAAGACAAGAAACCGATAGCCTCGCAGGAAGAAGAACCCAAGAAAAAGGAGGAAACTTCCGCGCAGGATAAGCTGGCCGAAAAGGACGAAGAAATTAAATCCCTAAAGGCCAAGATCAAGGCGATGGAGGAGGATAAGAAAAAGGAGCAAGAAGTTGCTGCTCAATCTGCCGTCGACAAAGCCGTAGAGGACGGGCGCATTCCGCCAAAGGACGAGAAGGTGAAAGCCAAGTGGGTATCCATCTTGGAGCATGATCCCGATGCAGTCATGGCGTTAAATGCACTTCCCGTAAACCCCGCCTTTCAGCGCGTGGTGCAAGCCAAGCGTGACGAAGGAGGTTCAATTGAAACGAACCACGAAGCACAAGTTCGCGCCACCAAAGAGATTCAGGCCAAGAACGGCATGACCTTTGATGACGCTTGGGCGCAGGCTCGTTACGAGAGACCGCAACTGTTTAACTAAAACACATCAAATAAAGTAGAAAAATGGCAGGAGCATTAACAAGAGATACAGCGATTTTCGCGTTAACCCCTAATGCAGACCAGACCGGTAAGGAAGGGTATGCAGTAAAGATTAGCGCCGGGAAAGCTGCTATCGCAACAGCACACAACGGAAACTTCGGTGTTATTCTCGATGGAGAAACAGCAACGGGTAAAAGCACGATTGCCTCCTTTGCGGGAGCAAGCGGAACGGTAAAGGTTAAGCTAAGTGGCACAGTCGCCCTTGGTGGAAATCTAATGGTACACACAGACGGAACTTGGAAGGCTCACTCAAGCACTAAAATAGTTGCAGCAGTAGCAATGGAAGCAGGAGAAGCAGACGAGCTTATTGAAGCTGCTTTGGTCAATTCCTTCACCGCCGTTTAATCTTATAGGAGACTAAAATATTATGGGACTAAGATCAGAAGCATCAGTTAATCCGACCCTCACCAATTATGCGAGTGGGGTTCTGAATGACTTGCAATCCGCAACGGCTGATTTCCTTGCGCCTCAAGTACAGGTGCCAGCGACAATCGGACAATACAAGGCTTACGACAATAAGAATGCCTTTCAGACCTATGACACCTCTCGCGGTGTTGGTGGGCCTGCTCGACGCATTTTTATGGACGTATCCGAGCCAACTTACAACTGCTTGCCGCAAGCGTTAGAAATCACGATTGATGATTCCGAGCGCGATGCTGCCGGTACGATTAACCCGTTGGATTTGGAGCAAGCCAAGGTCAAGACATTGGTACAGAGCAGCGTTCTCTCGCACGAGAAGCACGTTTACTCTGTTGCTGATGACGTAACCGCCGATACCACTAACGATATTGGAGGAAGCGGCGCTGTAATGGGCAAGTGGGGAGTCGATACTGTCGACCCTGTTGAGCAGCTTGATTACTTAATTGAGCAGGTTGCAAAAGACATCGGCCAGTTGCCAAATGCCATTCTCATGGGCATGACTGCTTGGAGGCGTTTCCGCAACAATGCCAAGGTAGTTGATAAGCAACCGGGAGCAGCTTTGATTGGCTTAAATGTCGGTCAGGCTTCCGCAATGCTTGTTAACCCGGCAACAGACATCCGTATTGCCACTATGGCCTATGATACTACGAAGCAAGGTAAAGATCGCGCCAATTCATTCGTGAATGGCGATGACGTTTACATCTTCTACCGTAGTGCAACCCCAACCATTTACGATCCCTCTGCCTTTAAGACATTTGTCGGTGGGCGTGGTGGAGTAACTGCTGTTCGGGAATATCGCGACGAGTCTAGCCGCTCAGACGTATATGCTGTTGACTGGAGCCGTGACGTAAAACGCACATCTGCAGTTAGCGTAAAGAGAATCACAACTGCTGATTCATAAACCACCGGGGGGCAGAGGGTTTTTACCGTAAGTTATCCCCTCTGCTCCCCACTTTAATTAAACTTACAAACGATAGGAATTAGAACGATGGCAAATCCACTTTGGGCAAACAATGTAGCCGCTGCGTCAGGCGCAGCCACAGCAAGGGTTAGCGGGACAGGAGATCAAGCAATCGCTGAAAACGGAAACCGCACCTCAATTACTTTTCAGAATGTTGGCACGGTAGATATTTATTACCGTGAGGACAGCACCGCCCCGACTGCCGCAAATGCACATTACATCCTTTCCGCTCCCACCACAGACCAAGGTGGCGATGGAGGCTTTTTGAAAGTTGATGGGGTTGTAAAGGCAATGAAGATAGGCGCAGCAGGGGCAAGCTATAAAGCGCAAATAATGGAATACGTGCAGCAATGAGCGCAACATTAACGACACCAAAAACCACTAGCGGCGGTGAGATAATCCGCGAGTTAGTCAACGCCTCAGACGGCGCGGGTCTGCATTTTGATGGTTCTGGAAACATAGACATTGCCTCGCCGCCAGACTTGGGAACGAAATTCAGTTTCGAGTTTGTAATTAAAGCAGACAGTTGGGAAACTAGTGGAAGCAAAGGTTCTTTCATCGTTGATTTTGAAGGGAGCGGCAGCCGGTTTTATCTTGGGAATGTCGCTAGTTACTCTTCTTACAATTTGGTTCTGAACACTAACGGTGGCGGCATACATCAGTTTTCGCCAACGGTTAGAATACTAGACGACTTAAAGGTTCACCACCTAGTCGTGACTGTTGATGGTACGTCTGCTGTTTTATACGACAACGGAAACCAAGTAGCAACTGCGACAATTGGCGCACACAACATTGACGGAGCGGATGATGCGGCCATTGGCGGCGATTACTCTAACAACTCAGATTGGGGTTTCGACGGCACAATCTACCGCGCGAGGTTCTACAACAAAGCACTTGAACCAGATGAGGTGCAGACCGCATACGAACGCGCTGACGTTGATTTTGCTGACCAGTATGGCAGTCAGACCGAACTAATTACAAACGGCAATTTTGCAGCCGATTCTAATTGGTCTAAAGAAAGCGGTTGGACA